AAATGCCCAGCTCCCTGTCCGTGGCTCAAGTGACGCAGCTGGTTACGACCTCTTCAGCACTGATAGCTACGTCGTTCTCCCAGGTCGCCGCGTGGTCGTCTCCACCGGCATTTCAATTCAGCTCCCGCCAGGAACTTATGGACGTATTGCGCCTCGCTCTGGACTCGCCGTGAAGCACGGTCTGGATACGTTGGCCGGCGTCGTCGATCCGGACTATCAGGGTGAGGTCAAGGTGGTCCTCCAGAACCTGGACATGAACCAGCCGTTCGTGATTCGCCCCGGGTACCGCATTGCGCAGCTTATCCTGGAGAATTACACGGTGGCCGACGTCGTGGAGACCCCGACCGAGTTCACAGGGCTCGTCGACGCGACGGCCCGAGGGGACTCTGCCGAGGCTACTCGCCGAGGGGCCGCTGGTTTCGGTTCGACAGGGGTTTAAAAGACAAAAACGCTTTGATATCAATATGAATAGGACCTTCCAGGCTGTTGCTTGGGAAGGTGCTGACTCTCCCGAAAATTTGTTCGTTGTGCGAATCTTCGGTCGAGACGCGGATGGCAAGTCCGTTGCTTTGAGTACACGGTTCAACCCGTACTTTTACATCAAGCCGCCTCCGGGCACGCAAAGTATAGACGACTTTCGCAAGACTCTCAAAGGCATCTTCTGGCGGGACCTCGTGTCATGCGAACGCCACGATGGCAAAGACCTCTGGGGCTTCCAGAACGGGGACTTGACCAAGTTCCTGAGGCTCGAGTTTAAGAGTTTCAGAGCGCTTCGGAGCTGTTCGTGGGCCGTCGGGGCGAACAAGTGGCCGGAACTCGCAGGGTCCGCCGTCTACGAGGCGAACATCGACCCGGTCCTTCGGTTCATGCACTGTTCCGGTATTCGTTCGACGGGCTGGATAGACTCTGGTCCGTGCGAACCCGACACGGACACGGCCTGTGACGTGAATCTCTGGTCTCCAAACTGGAAGCACATCACACCGGTCCAGAGGGACGACATCGCGCCTCTTCGCATCATGTCCTTTGATATTGAGTGTTTCTCCTCGACGGGGGCCTTTCCGAACGCACAGAACCCTGCAGATGTCGTGTTCCAGATTGGAATGACGACCAAGGAGTTTGGGCGGGGCGACGAATCTACGATTCGCCGCTGTCTGTGCCTCAAGCAGACGAGTGGTCCTGACGTCGAGTCCTTCGAGACGGAAAAGGATCTCTTGAAGAGGTTCCAAGAGTACTTGATTCAGACGGACCCGGACATTATTACGGGCTGGAACATCTTCGGGTTTGACCTCGAGTACATTCTGGTTCGTTCGACGATCCATCACAAGCTCACACCGACGTGGGGTCGGGTCAAAGGTGCCGTGTCCGAATTGACGATCAAAAATCTGAGCTCGAGTGCTCTTGGCAACAACGAACTCAAGATGGTACCCATGGTTGGCCGGTACGTCTTTGACTTGTTCCAGGATGTGAAGCGCGAACACAAGCTCGAGTCGTACTCTCTGAACAACGTGTCGAAACGGTTTCTGAGCGATGCTCAGAAACTCGACATGCCTGTCAAGGAGATTTTCGGGCGGTACGCAGAGGGGGACCCCGACCGCCTCGGTGAGGTTGCCGCGTACTGTATACAGGATACGGTCTTGCCTCACAAGCTCATGGACAAGTTGTGCCAGATCCAGAACGTCATGGAGATGGCCAAGGCGTGTTGGGTTCCGCTCTCGTTTCTGAGTGAGCGTGGTCAGCAAATCAAGGTCTTTAGCCAAATGGCCTACAAGGCTCGGGAACTCGGGTTTATCATTCCGACGTTTCGGAGGGGGCCGGGGGGTCCAGATGGTGCCGCGGAGGATGGATACCAAGGTGCGACCGTGCTCGAGGCCCAAACGGGTGCGTACTACGGCCCCATTACGGCCCTGGACTTTGCGTCCCTGTACCCGTCCATCATGTGTGCACATAACCTGTGTTACTCGACCCTTGTGATGGATCCAAAGTATGACAACTTACCAGGCGTCGAGTACGAGCAGTTTGGACCGCACAAGTTTGCTCAAGGGGTCACTTCCCTCCTCCCCACCATCCTTACGGACCTCAAGGCGTACCGCAAAAAGGCCAAGAAGCTGATGACCCAACACGAGGGCACACCGATGGAGGCGGTCTACAACGGTCAACAGCTCGCGTACAAAGTGTCTATGAACTCCATCTACGGGTTCTGTGGAGCCTCCAAAGGTATCTTGCCTCTAGTCGCCATCGCAAGCACCGTCACCATGCGCGGTCGTCAAATGATCGAAGAGACGAAGAATTACGTCGAGGCCAACTTTCCTGGCGCGAAAGTGCGGTACGGGGACACTGATTCAGTGATGGTCGAGTTTGACGTTCAGGGACGCAAGGGCCAAGAGGCTATCGACTACTCGTGGAAGCTGGGCGAACAGGCTGCCGAACAGTGTACGAAGCTGTTCAAGGCGCCAAACGACCTCGAGCTTGAGAAGGTCTATTGCCCGTACTTTCTGTACTCGAAGAAACGGTACGCGGCAAAGATGTGGGAAGGGGGTCGTTCGCCAGACGGCACCCTCGTCGTCAAGTTCAAAAAAATCGATGTCAAGGGTCTCCAAGTGGTCCGACGCGATTCGTGTGCCTTTGTGCGTGAGACGCTCAAGGCGCTCTTGGGACAGATTCTCGAGTCGAGTGACCCAAGACCGGTCATCGAGGCGGCGCGGGCCGCGGCCCAGACGCTTTTGAGTGGCAAGGTGCCCATGGAAAAGCTCTTGATGAGCAAGCAGCTTGCGGCCGAGTACAAGGTGGCCCAGCCACACGTTGCCGTCCGTGACAAGATCCGAAAGCGTGCGCCCGGGTCTGAGCCCCAACAAGGCGACCGCGTACCCTTCGTCATCGTGACAGGTCCGGGTAAGATGTGTGAAAAGGCCGAAGACCCTGAATGGGTCCGGGACCACAAGGTCTCTCTGGATTACCAGTACTACTTCACAAACCAGTTCAAAAAGCCCGTCCAGGACTTGCTCGAGCCACTCATGGACCCCGATTCTATTTTTGACAAAAGGGAACTAACCAAGGCTGGAAGTACCGGTGAGCTCGAGGCCCGCAAGGCGTTCTTGGCCCGCTTTGGGGCGGCAGTTAAAACAAAAGAGACATAATAGCAGTATGGAGAATGAGATACTCAACCTCATAGAAGAGGAGATACGACGACGAGTCCAGTTGCAAATAACAACGATACTCGAGGTTGTTTCGCGCCTCTATGAAATTCCTCTCGAGCGCCTCGTGAAGGACACGTCAGGTATCGAGTGCAAATTTTGTAAAGGAATTCTGAGGAGTAAAAAGAGGTGCCTCAAGGAGCCCCGTGAGAATGGGTACTGCGGCTTTCACCAGAAGCAGGCTCCTGGTTTCAAACCAGAAACTGAACGGCCTCCGGACATTGAAAAAGCGCCTTGGGAAGCTTAGAGACGTGACTTTTACATATGGTAATGGCCAAGTCCCAGGTTCTCCTCGAAAGCCTCGAGCGGTTCTATTCCGAACCCGAGAATCGCGAGCAGCTTCATGACATTCTTGGAAAGACGGTGACCAAGGCGACGCCCTCTCTGCGCAAGCTCGAGTGGTTCGTCACCAATTACGCCAAGGCGAAGCACGTCACGTACACCGCACCGAACGGAAAGATGTTCACGGTCCACGTGGCATACAAGTCGAGCCTCGACGGGTACTCGAAGAAGCTCTTCGACCCCTTTTGTCGTACGGCCCGCATCGAGTTTCAGGGTCTCACGACGACCGTGGCCCAACTCAACTTCATTCGATGGTGCATATCCAATGGCATCATCGAGTATCTTAAGAAAACGCCAACCGAGCAAACCCCTTGTCAAATTCAAGAACAGAATATCCATAGTAAAACAGGTACAGGTTGTACCCCTGAGATATCTGTCCAGCATATGAAGGGTTGAATGTGAGCGTAAGGGACGTTGTTTGAGAATTTAACTTTGAAAAATTGAGGAAACCCCCCTGATTGTACTCGGCCGGAGTCAACCCGAACGAGTACGTATAGATGTTTCTAGAAGGGACCGAGAGTCCATGTTCAAGAGGCTGCTTGAAGGCGTAGTACAGAGACCCTTGGAACGTGCTCAGAATGTCAACGTTATTCAGGGTGATCTTGGCGGTGCTGATGGGGTCGACGAAACTGGTCGGCGTGTTATTGGCCGACGGGAAGTTGACGATGACGCCCGTCTTTATGTAGTTGGTCGTGTACCCGTAGTCGTACCTCTGATTATAGTACGTGCCGTCGGGCCGGCCGAGCGTCGCCACGTTCGAACTCACGACAGACTCGTAGTTGCGGTTCCGAAAGAACCAGAAGATGCTCTGGACCGGAAAGCTTGCCGAGAGCTGGATGCTCGTCTGGTTCACAGTCCCTTGAACGATCTGGGCCGTGCTCGCCGAAAAGATGCCCGAGACCCCGCTCGCCCCAAAGGCCACGGGCGACTCTTTTTTGACCCGGTTCACAATGTATCGCAGAGGCGTGTTCTGGTAATAGAGCTTTTCTGAATTTTCAAGCAAAATCTCCTCTGTCAAAAGCACCGGGTTCACAAAGTCGAACGTCGAAGGGCTGCTCGACCACCACGCACTCGGGTGGAAGGTGAATCGAATGTAGAGCTTCTGGTTCCACATGGCACACATGGGGAAGAAGGGCTTGCGGAGCTTTTCACGCTCTTTATTCGCATGGGAGTGTCGCCGACAAAAGAAAAACTCAAGAGGACACACGACGTTGAAGTTGGACGCGCCTGTGATGCTCGAGTTGTACCCTCCCACGATGTTGTACATACCGAGCTGCTCATCGGCATCGAGAAACTCCTGGTCTCGGATGATGTACCAGTCGTCATACAAGGTCTCTATGACCGTCTCATTGACCATAAAGTCCACTTGCTTGATGAGTGCCCGGCCGATGTTCTCGTTGATGGAATAATTTGAGGCTGGAATAGTGCACAAGAAATACATGTTCGAAATGAGATGACCCACCTCCGTTGGCAAGAGCTCGATGGTGTACGTCTGACCCTGGTACGAAGGCACGGGCGGAGGGAACGACGTGACGCGCTGATACATCACAAAGTTGGTGTGCTGCTTGTACGTGTTGTTCCATCCTGACTTGGCAAAGTTGGTCGACATGAGATGGCGGTTTTGGGGTCCCACGGCGTACAGGGACAGCACGGACCCCGAACTGAACCCCTGGTTCTTTATGTCTATGAACCCTTCCTCGGCCTTTTGCTGGTCCGTAATCTCCGTGCCCAGGTCCCGCAAAGGGATGTACGTCTTTCCGCCCTGAATTTTAGGATTGATTTCTATCGGCTTGCGCTTCTCAAGCTCGCTCGTGTAGAACCGGGCCGGTGTAAAGTCCGTGGAGTACTTGGGCTCGACCACCATCGTCGGGGCACCCCGAATAAAGATGGGGACTTCGGTGTTTGCCGGAACGGGTCCGTCTACGGGCCCAAGACGGGCCAGGGACCCCTCGAGCGACTCAATCTTGCACGCGCCTATGGTCGGGAGACCGAGGACGTACCACCCGACCGCCGTCCCTTCGGGGGGAGGTGCCGTGAAGTTGATCTGGGGCACGTGATTCTGAACGGAATAGTTCCCATACACTGGACCGGACCTTTGCGGTGTAGGCACGGGAACCTGGTTCGGGGGGTACAGCTGTGCACCCGTCGCGTGGCGCGTACCCTCGATGAACTGCTCCGTGTCCGACTGGAGCGTAAACTTCCAGTTGTACTCTTCACTGGTCAGAGACGTCACCTGGGCCTTGCCAGGTGTGTTGGCCGACCCGGTGATGTGGATAGTCCCCACGATCCCGTAGAAGCCGATACCGGTCCACCCGGGACCCACCTCGAACCCCGGCCAGGGTGTCGTCGCGTAAAAGGTCACCTCCGTAGGCCCAGACACCTTGAAAAACCCGTTGACTTCGACAGGCTGATACACCGGTGGTGGTGCGGCCGGTGCAGGCGCTGGCGCGGGCGGGCTCTGGACTTGCTTCTGGACCGCCCGAGCGTGCTTCATCACACGGGTCCCACCGAGCAAAGGGATAATCTTGTTTTGAATACTTCGCTCCAAGTCAAGGATGTGCGATTTGTTGAGCGCGTCGATAAAGTTCTTTTGCTCGTACCTCTCGAACTTTATAACGTTTGAATCCTTGAGAGCCGCCTTGAAATCCGGAGGGACCGGATCTTTTTGGAGCGGTACAAACTCCGCCATTCTACAGTTCACGCAGATTATTCTTCCACAGTTGAACCACACTCGTCGCCTTGAGCGCGTCACGATCCGTCGTGCGTTTCGCCACGAGAGCCACGAGCTTGTCCACCTCCTCTTTCGTGTACTGGTACGTCTTGATGTCCAGAAGCTTCGGCCAGATGGCCTCGGCGTACTTGTCCCGTCGGAGCTGCTCGTGTATCTGACTCAGCGGCACGTTCAGAACCTTGAGGGACCCGTGGATCACCCCCGTGGTGAACCTGGCCTTTTCACTGAGCCACTCAATTTCCTTATCAAATTCCTTGAGGAGCCAAGCCTTGCGCTTCTTGTAGACCCCGAGCCGGATCTCCACGTAGTCGACCAAAATCTCCTCGGGACTATTGTACTTTTTCACCGCGCCGTTCCCTGCGATCAGGTACATGTTGCTCGTGTGGATCGTCTTGATGAGTCCGAGCTCCTTGGGGGCGGTATCGAGCGTGAAGGTGGCGCCCCAGATGTGAAAGTCTGGTTGGGTCTCCGTCGAGTGGTTCTCGTACTTTTGGATGGTTCCCTTTTCGACCAAGTCGTCCAAGTGTTCCTTGAAGTCCTGGATCCACTTGCCCGGTGGGAGTTCAGTCACATGGTACCGAGACCCTTCGCCAAACACAAGACCCTCGAGCATCCACGTATGGTCCTTCGTCTTGGTCACCTTGCCCTTGAACCCCTTGAAGTGTGGGACCATCGGAACGGTCGGGACTTGGTTCAGAATACACTCTATGTTGTGCTTGATAATCTCCACGTCATACGGAGGGACGTAACAGCTGAAACCGGTCCCGATACCCTCGGCGCCGTTCACGAGAATCGTGGGAATGACCGGTGCATAATACTCGGGCTCAACCTGCTGGCCGTCATCCACCACGTACTTGAGGACTGGAGCATCCGTCGGGTCAAAGATGCGCTTTGTCAACGGGCTCAGACGCGTGAAGATGTACCTGGGACTGGCGGCATCCTTGCCACCTGCGAGGCGCGTCCCAAACTGTCCGCTCGGCTCCAAAAGGTTCAGGTTGTTTGCCCCGACGAAATTTTGGGCTAAATTGATGATTGTTCCTTGGAGGCTCGCCTCGCCGTGGTGGTACGCCGTTTGTTCGGCCACGTACCCCGCCAACTGCGCCACTTTCATGTCTTGCGTCAGACCCTTCTTGAGACATGCAAAGATGACCTTGCGTTGACTCGGCTTGAGACCGTCTGCGACGTGTGGGATGCTTCGCTTGATATCCTCGGCACTAAAGTTGGCAAGGTCGCGGTGCACAAAGTCCGTGACTGTGAGCTTGTCCACTTGGCCATAGGGTACACCCGGTGGTGGTGCCGCCATGTGCTTCGTGAGCCACTCCTTGCGGTCGTCCGTCAGAGCCTTGGCAAACGCAAGCATCATAGACTCTGTCATTTTTGGATCAGAATTGAAGGCGACCGTCAACCGATCAATCTGCTTGAAGTATTCCTTGGCTTCAGCACTCGTCGAAGTTCCGAGACCCTTGTAGTACTTCACCCCAGACGGCGGAGCCGACTGTTGTGCAGTCCTGAACTCCTCCTCCGTAAAATACCACGTCTTGCCCGCCTTGATCACAGGTGTCACCATACTCACGACAAACCCCAACTCAATGAGTTTCGGCCAATACACGTGGAACATGTTCAGGACCAGGCCCTTGATGTGACTTCCGTCCAAGTCTGCGTCAGTCATAATCATGAGTCGACCATAGCGCAATTCTCTTACAGAATTGTAGACTTTGCCATGTTGGAGACCAAGGATCTTCTTCAGATTACTGAACTCCTCGTTTTCAGTCACTTGCTTTACCGAAGCGTCCCGCACATTGCGAGGCTTTCCCCGGAGTGGAAACACGCCGAAGCGGTCTCGGCCTACAACGCTCAGACCGGCAATGGCCAGAGCCTTCGCCGAGTCACCCTCCGTGATGATAAGCGTGCACTGCGAACTGCGGGGACCGCCGGCCCAGTTGGCGTCGTCCAGTTTTGGGATACCCGTAATCCGAGACTTCTTGGATCCATCTGTCTTCTTGAGATCCTTGTCCAGTTTGGCCTGACCCAGTGCGATGAGGTCAGTCAAGACACCGGTGGCGAGAACATCCTTGACGAATTTTGGTGGAAAATTGGGAGCATCGGAAATTTTTGATGTACACTCCGCCTTGGTCTGACTACTGAATGTCGGGTTCACGATGACTGCTCGCACAAAGACAAAGAGGGACGCCTTGATTTGTGCCGGCTTCAAAGTCGAACACCTCTTGTCCTTTTGGATCTCGCTCACGAGGGCACTGACCACCTTGTCCACATGGGACCCACCCTTGGTCGTCGCGATACCGTTGACCCATGAACACTGTTGGAAACCCCCCGAGGTCGAGTGCCCGACGACCACATCCATCAGAGGATCCACAGTCTTCAAGGTCACGGAACCATAGGCGACAAGACCGTGCATCTTGGCATAGTCCTCAAGGTTTCGGACCTCGATCAATTTTGAATTGAAATTGACCCGGGCCTTGGGACACCAGAGAGCCGCGTCCCAAGTTCGCGTCTCGGCCACCTTCACAAAGTCCCCGATCCCGCCGAACCTCTTGAGGTCAGGCGTGAACCCGACCCGAACATAGACCCCGTCAGACGTGTTCTCGAGGATGGGCGGGTCACACTTGCTCATGTTTTGGTGCCACATCTGACGGTACGTCTTCTTGCCATCACTAATTACGATCCAAAATTTGGTCGAAAACACATTCGCCAGTTTCGCCCCGTACCCGTTCCGACCACCCGTGACCCGTTGCTCATCGTCATTATAGTTGGAGCTCGTCAAAAGGTGACCAAAGATGAGCTCGGGGATCCAGAGCGGTGAACCCTTGGCGTCCCTCTCTCGGTCATGCTTCTTGATGGGAATGGCGACACCCCAATTCTCAACTGAAATTGTGGTCTCAGAAACCTCGACCCGAATCTCGGAGACCTTCTTGTTGTGCAAAGAGTACTGATCAATGGCGTTGACCAAGACCTCGTCGAATATTTTCACCAGTGCAGGAGATACCATACATACAGTAGGTTCAAAGTGTCCATCCACACGTGTCCAGTACGTTGAGGTCTCGGGTGCCAAGGATCCAACATAGGTGTCTGGCCGTTTGAGGATATGTTCGGTATGTGTGAAGCGTTCATAGCTTTGCATTCTCTTATGACTTGGCGTCGCACGCCTTTATTTTCCATACAACTAGTAATGAACCCAGTGATCCTTGTGGCCGCGGTCGTGGTGATGGCCCTCCTGTTCCTCCAGATCCAAACAAAGTCCCTTCCCATTGTCCCAAGGCCCGTCCCCTTGTCTCCAGAGTTCGACTGTTACGTCATCAACATGTCCAAGAACCAGGACCGGATGATCAATTTCAGTCGGGAATACAACAAGTCTGACCTGGGTCCAAAGCCTTTCATACGTTATGAAGCGGTCAATGGAAACGAATTAGGAGACAAAATTCATGACATTGTTTCTTCCAAGGTGTGGCTCGGCCTCAACTTTTTGGGAGCGACAAAGCGTCGGGTCGGGGAGGACCAGTTGACTCCGGGGATGATCGGGTGTTATCTGAGTCACTACGGGGTCTGGTCCGACATACAACGTTCGGGCAAACCGTACGGGGTCGTGTTCGAGGATGATGCTCGAATTTATCCTACAATTTACCAAAACTTGATTCGGTACATTGTAGAAGAGAACCCCATAGTCCCTGCAGACTGGGACATTATCCTCTTGGGGCACTGGTGCAAAAACTGCGAGGCGTACGGGTCCCCGTACTTTAAGAAACCCAAGTACTTCTGGGGTCTCCACGGGTACATGATTAGCCAAAAGGGCTGCGCCGTCATGAACAAGTACCGCGAGCCTGAAATTACGGTCCAAATTGATCACTTCATGAGCCTCTTGAGTCAAAAGGACGTTCTGAAAATATACGCGGTCCACCCGTCGTTCGTGGTCACTTCAAACTTCGGAACGGATCTCCAACTCGGAGTTACACCTTTAAAATAGGTGGCGGTGGGAAGACGTGGTCATAAAAGCCACCAAACTGAAGGAGAATATGAGCCAGGAAAAACACGACAAAGTTGAGCATAGCCGCCTTGGCGACCGGGGTTCCGTGGTTCCACGCCAAGACGGACTCGCCCGCAGCCGTCAGGGCTCCAAACACGACCGCCTCTTTGATGAGTGCGGTCATTCCTTGCGGGTGTCCCACGTGTGAAAAGATGGCCAAGACGACGAGGAGACCGGCGGTTGCCATGGCCAGGGACGACACGGGGACTTGCAAAAGGCGCATCTGAGTCGCTTCCCCTTGCGTCAGCTTCTTGGGGTCACCTTCGCTCGCGGCGTTGAATCCGGAGAGCTCACGGAAGACGTTGTACATGAAGAAGAGCAAAAAGGAGATGAAGGCCAGGTTGGGTATCAGGGCCGTCTCGCTTCGCATCCACGCAATGACGGCAATGGCGATCGCAGACGTCCCTGCGACCGCCACGTTGTCCCACATGAACTTTCGAGGGTTTTCACTAATGTACTCTTTGTGTCCGTTGATAAAGGACAATACAAGGAGTGCAGTCAAGAGGGCAAACTTGCCGTACTTTATAACGGAATAAAAGACCGTCATTTCTACTTCTTACGCAGAAGATAATATCCGACTGCCCCGGCGACGATGGTCCACCCTGCAAGGTGGTCGACTCGGTCCATGATGGCTTTCTTTTCAACGGGCAGGTCCTCGTAGGCCTGCTTGTACCCCGGCGGCTTGAACGGGAGCCACACGTACCGGCCAAAGGGCACGGCCGTGGGCATCAACTTCGACTGACACCCGTATGACCAGTCGTACCATGCAAGCGCGATGTACGGGAACCACAAGAGGAAGACGAGGATCCAGAGCCGCTTGGGCGGCAAGTACCAGTACCCACCGGCGAGCACGGCTGTGAACAGTATACACTTGAGGTTAAACTCGAACGGCTTTCCTGGGAGGAGACCACCGGCCATTCTCTTACTTTCTCAACCGGAAAAAAAGGACGGCGACCAAAATGAGAATAATAACAAGACCCGTACGTATCTTGAGGTCCTCATGCTTGTCATAATCACCGTCGCACCCTGATGTCCACTCGCGGAAAGCCTCGTCGTAAGACCACTGCGTCTTGCCGAGCCGGCTATTCACGATGTTGTGCGCATCCACAGACCACTTGAAGTAGTCGAGGTTGTGACTTTCGGCAGGGAACGGGTGGTAATGTATCACTTCAGCAAAGTGAATGCGGCACGCGGGGCACGGAAGCATCTCGACGTACGACTCGACAAACTTTTTGAGCGTCTCGTAATCGTCGGCATACAGGCAAGCAAGGTGCATAGCACCCCAAAAGTACGGTCCGAACTTCTGGGGACAGATACCCATTTCTATTTTACTTCAAGAAATAAACAAACGCTACTCGGTCGCATCGGGAACCTCGTCCTCCTCCACGGGGGCTGGCGGCGCAGGAACCTCGGGCTCGGGCTCGGGGGCCTCGGCCTTGGCGTTCAGGGCCTCCTCGATGAGGGCAGAGGCGCGGCTCACGGGAACGTCACCCCCATCCTTCTCGACGACGACCCACTTTGAAGAGCCGAGAGGTGCAAGAGCGTCCTCGATGTACGGAGACGTGATGGTTCCATCCTCCTGGATGTCCCACTCGAACAGGACAAGGGCGCCGTGCATACCACGCTCCTCAAGAGGGCTCGCGTACACGTACAGACCAGAATCCACATTCTGAAGCATCTGACCGACGTGCTCATACTTGGCACCGGTCGAAGCAAGAACGAGCTTCGAGTCGGCATCAGTGTTCCAAAACAGACCGGATTCAGGGTGCTGAATAGAGAATGGCATTTATGTTAGTTGAGGTTTTATTTCATCCATATAAGCGCTCTTTTCTTTAGCGAATTCAAAACTTCCCCCCCGCGTAACCTCAGAACAAGATGGAGCGTCGACTCCTTTTGGATATTGTAGTCGGCCATCGTCCGCTCATCCTCAAGCTGCTTTCCCGCGAAAATGAGACGTTGTTGGTCCGGCGGGATGCCTTCTTTGTCTTGAATCTTCGCCTTGATATTTGCAATAGAATCCGAGGACTCGACCTCCAGTGTAATCGTCTTGCCCGTAAGAGTCTTCACGAAGATCTGCATCTGTGGTTACTATACGGGAGTATTTTTTAAGTCGGGGCGAGGGCCTCCGGCTCGACTCGGGCAAAAAACGTGTCCTGTCCCTGCCAGGAACCTCACGCACACCCTTCATGATCAAAGCACAAACACAATGGACCTTGCCAAGCTCGACGCCTCCATCGCCCGCTTCAAGGCGCGCACGCTCGAGCTCAAGGCCAAGCGCGCCGCCATCGTGCGCATCGATGAGCCGCCCAAGCCGCACGAGTCGGCACACAGTGAAAAGAAGGCCCGTGCCGTCCCGTCTGCCGCAAACCGCTGCCAAGCCAAGACGCTCGAGGGGAAACAGTGCGGGTTCAAGGCAACCTGTGGGACCTTCTGCAAGAAGCACTCAATAAAAACCTCTGTATAGTGTAATGGAATGGAACTACGTATGGGCCGCCATAGCCGTCAACTTCCTCCTCGTCTACCTTGTCCCCAAGCTTATAAAGAAGCCCACTGGCATCAAGGTCATTGATGATGTGGTCTTGTTCCTCAATTCCCAGAAGGGCTCCCTCCTGTCAAGCTGTATAGTTATTGCGATAGTCGTGTATTTGGCCCACTACTGGGTCGAGTCGGCTGGTGCCGAGGGTCACCACGCCCCGGCCAAGTCCGAATTTTAATCCAGGATACTATTAATGGCGGCACCTATGCAGCAGACCGTGTCCAATATTAACCAGGGCCTCAAGGCGAACGAGACGGCGATAAACGCCACGGCTCGTGCAAATGCGGGTATGAACGTGTCGCGGAACCTGGGGGCTGCCAATGCCAACGCGGCCAAGGCGGCAAACCAGTACACCAAGGCGGCGAATAACCTGCGCAAGATGAATATGAACCGGGCCGCAAACTCATTTGAGAATGCGGCCAAGAAGAGCCTCGTGGGTGACGCCGTCGGTGCGGCCCGTGCGGCCGGGGCTGGTATCCGGTCCATCATGAAGACCAACACGGGTCCTGCGTAACTTGGTCCATAAGACGACGCGTGTGTTCGTGGTCCCACGTGGTGACCTTTTTCGCAAAACAATCCTCAAGACACCTCTGGAGCCCTCCCTTTTCTGGATGACCCCAGGTGTGTTCCTTTTTGAATAGAAAATCGTCAAAGCCTATCGGTCCTGCAGTACACGGGACGACCCACGGCGTCTGCACGTACTCCTTGAGCCCGCCATAGTCCGAGATGATGACGGGCTTGGAACGCATCGCCGCTTCGACCGCCCCCATACCGACCCCCTCGGAGTGCGAGCAGTTGACATAACAGTGACACGTCGCATGGACATTCTCGAGGTCCTCTTCGCTCAAGAGGCCATTGATGATGGTCACCCCGGGAACCTTCCAGTCGACAGGCTGAACACACGTCGCCTTGAGCACCAGGTGAGCCTTGTGTCGGAATTCACAACGTAAATAGGCCTCGATCAACATCTTGATGTTTTTGCGGGGGTCGAGAATGTTCCCGATGGTATAAAACACGTAGGGACTCGTGGACTCGGGAGACCGGGGCACCTTGGCTGTAGTCCAGTGTCTCAAGAGCTTCCAAGTCACCTTCGGAAACTGCTTCTCCAGAATTTGCCTCGCGAATTCTGATGGTACGTGGATGGTCCCGTATCGTTCCAGGACCCCGTAACACTCGTTGACCGGCTCAGTCTCGCACACGGTCATGTACATCCACGTGTCACAGACAGTCTTGTACCAGTCAAACATATCGAGCTGGGACTCGATAGGCAAGACGAAAGCGAATCCGCGGTCGTACCGAGGCTCTTTGGGGACATTGCCAACCTCACAGTACTCGGTCCCGAGCATGTCGGCATACTGTTTGGTCACTTGGCCTATCCCGGCCAAGAGTCTCGGGCCTACAAAAAGCCACTTCATTACATATTTTAAACGCTAATTCTTTAGGTCGTGGAGGACCATCCGTTTCACGAGTTCGCTAAACGTCGTCTTGGGCTTCCATCCCATGACGCGCAGAGCCTTGCTCGAGTCGCCTATGAGTACATCCACCTCTGCGGGACGGTAAAATTCCGGATTTATTATGACGATGGGCTTTTCGGTTCTGAGGTCGATGTAACGGTCCTCGCGCCACTCGATGGGTACATCGAGGATTTTGCAACCCTCTTCGATGAAATCGCGGACCGAGTGGGTCTCTCCGGTGGCAATGACAAAGTCGTCAGGGGTGGGCTCTTGGAGCATACGCCACATCATCTCCACATAGTCCTCGGCGTGACCCCAGTCGCGTCGGGCGTCGATGTTACCGAGCTCGATGGGCGTGCCGGACTTCAGGTACTCGGCGAGACCGAGTGTTATCTTTCGCGTCACGAATTCGGCCCCGCGACGCTCGCTTTCGTGGTTGAACAAGATGCCACTGCACGCATACAGACCGAACGACTCTCGGTAGTTCTTGGTCATCCAGTACGCAAAAAGCTTGGAGACGCCATAAGGGCTCCGTGGGTAAAAGGGCGTCGTCTCGTTTTGGACCGGCTCCACAATCTTACCGTACATCTCGCTCGTGCTCGCTTGATAAAACTTAAACTTGGAGTTGAACTTGCACTGACGAATAGCCTCGAGAATTCTCAGTGTCCCCAGCGCGTCGACGTTCGCCGTGTACTCGGGCTGGTCAAAGGACGTTTTGACAAACGAAATGGCACCTAGGTTATAAACCTCGACACTGTCGTATCCTTCGAACGAGTTGATAATCTTGTTAATACGTGACGTGTCCGTCAGGTCGCCCTCGATGATATGGAACCGTGGGTTCTCCTTGATAGTCTCGATGCGGCTATGTTTCTTTTCAGAACAGAAACGAGTCATTCCAAACACGTCATAGTCTTTTTGGAGTAGAAATTCGGCGAGGTAACTCCCGTCCTGGCCCGTCACACCAGTCACAAGTGCCGCCCTTTTCATAGCATTACAAAAGCAGAATTCTTTATTTGGTAACTCAACCAAGCAACCCTCAGCTCGAGGGGGTTTTCGATGAAAATACGAATAATAACTTCTATTGTTTTTCGAGACAATGAAGTTCCCCACACGAACCATGACGCCACGTACGGGACGTCCATTACGTTCGGACCGGATTTTTCTTTCTCTGGAAATAGCATGAGCTTCCTCCTCGTGTTGGCGATGACGGCGGCCGAGCTGTTTGGGAACGCCCATCTCAAGTGGTACGCCGAAAACGGGCGAGGGCACCACTTGGGCCTAGGCTTTTTTGCATGGCTCCTTGTACTGTTGCTTCTTATTCAGACGTTCATGAAGGGTAAGAGCCTCATGTGGACGTGTATCATGTGGGAAGCGCTCATCGTGCTCGGAGGCGCCCTGACAGCCTACCTGGTCTTTGGTGAAAAGTTCACACACTGGTTCCAGTGGCTCGGGGTCCTCTTTGCAGTCGCTGCAGCCGTATGTATCAATTGGGACTGTTCTGACAAATGAACAAATAGTTGTTTTCGGGACGTTCGCGCATAACGTAACCCAGAGGCTCGAGCATCTTGACAATCTCGTCGTTTTTCGGATCCAAAATCTCAATGTACATGGCCGGCTTGTGCTTCGTGATGGTCCCGAGGGCTCCATGAATCACCTCGAGCTCGTGCCGCTCTACATCCAACTTGATGACGCTCGGTGTCCCGTGATACACGTCATCAAGTTTCTCGAGGCGGGTCACGTACCCCTCCTCCGTGGCGTCGTACCACCGAGGGTCCGGGTCCAGAGACGCGCCACCATAGTTCACCAGACCTCCCTCCTTTCGGGGCGTGAACATCTTAATTTCAGGGCAAAATTTCGAGGAAAGACCGTACGGGTGAATCTCTACGGGGTGTGCGAGTGAGTTTTGCGTGACATTTTTGGAGATGACCTTGTGGAACACGGGCTCGAACGTGTGGACTGGACCGTAGTTGCTGAACATGATGGCGTTCCAACCGATGTTACCACCGATGTCCAGGATGTCCGTTCCGGGCTTGTAGATGTACGGGAGGTCTTGATGCATCCACCCGTCCCACTCGTATCCGCGCCGAAGGGTGTTTCCTATGTACTGGTCATCCCGTATGATGCTCACGGTGTATGGCCCGACGGTGACGTCCTCTGTGGGAAACTCCATAATATAAGGACACGGGGCTCAGCTTTAATATGGATGAGTTTCACAAACACGTACTGACGCGACTCACGGAAGTCGAAGAGGAACTTCGCGAGTTGCGAGCAGTGACGTGGCCCGTGTGCCAGGGACTCCTCGACAAAGACGGACCGTATGCAAACAGGTCCAGAAAGCGACGCTTTTTTAGGTTTTTAGAACGCGATGAGGCCCTGACCCTGACGCGGCTCAAGGAGCTCTTCATGGGAAGGTCCCCAGACCTAGCCGTCTCAGAACTTCAATGGGTCCTGGTAGAGGAACCTCAGGTCCCCTCGGCTTGAGCTCCGTCTTGCCGTCAACAAAGACGCCGTCAGCAATGTACTGTTTTATTTGTTCAAACGTGTACTCGGTGTTTCCGTCCAGGGCGTGTGCATACGTCTTCATCTTGTTGAGCACGTGATTCGCGTCGCCAAAGCTGCTCAAGTGCCAACCGGCCCACGGGATGGTCGGGAACTTCCAGCGATGGTCCCGGAACTCGTTCGGGCCAAACTTGCGCACATTCTCCGCCGTCGTGACGACCGTTCCGTACCAGGGCTCCGTCTCGCATAAAAAGTCGAGCGAGTACATGAAAAGCCACATATGGACCGTAAGGATAGAGTGATCCATATTCTCGTAGGGAACCCGGCTCATATCCGGTATCTCGTCCACGTCACTGATCATGACTATCGCCGAATCGGGGACGGGGCCGCCCCATTCGAGCCCGTTGAGAATACAGTGCCTCTGGTACTTTTCGCGGGCCCACGGGTTCTCGTCCGTCGGACACTCGTCCGCCTTGACGATGATATGGCGAATCTTCGGAAGCCACTTGGCGTACCGCTCTTTATTTTGTTCAAAAAATAGGGGCTTTGGGCCTCCTACGTGGTTCACCTCGGCCTCGACGAGTACGAACAGGTCAACGTACTCGTCCAGAGCATGCAGACGCAACTCTAGAACATCAAACTCGTTGTAAAACATAAATGCGTCGACTAACATCCCGTCCTGTACTTATAGTAACTCTTCCCCTTATCTTCGAAAGCTTTCAGAATTTTGATATTATTTTGCGTATGGTTCAGGGCTGTCGTGCCAGATTCGGCCGCTGCCAAATGGTGGAGAGCGTCGGCCCCGAACCCGTACTCGAGCTGACGCAACTGACCGAGGTTGCACTCTTGCGTGTACACCGTCTTACGGGTTATTCCGTGCTTCTCAAACAGGTTCGAGATGAGCAGGTCGTCGTTCCACGTCACTTCGCTCAACTCGAGAAACTCTGGGAATATCTTGCGGAGCCACTCCACCTTGGCTATGACGGCCCCGTACGACTCGAGGACATCGAGCGGCTGACCGTGTGTCCGAGGATAATGACCTTTGAAATAGGTTTCAAAATCAAAACCACTCAGACCCCATGCGCTTTTCTGGTCAATGTTGAACCACCTGTAGAGGTGGTCCGTCATATGGGGAGGGTACAAGGTGTCGTCATTCACGTACACGATAATGTCCGCGTCCGTCTTGGCGATGGGCCCCATAGCTTGAGTCCCCGGACCCCAGTCGTCGCAGTCGCGGTTGATAATCACCTTTGGACCAAAGTCGGTCCATGGAAAGTCGCCGTTCCACTCTGGAAAGCGCTTGTACTTTTTCGGGATGTTCACCCAAATCTCATCGCACGTTTGCTGTTTTAAATTTTCAATAAGTGCCGGGAGCTTGTCAAAGCGCGTGGGAATGCTCGTGAGACTAAGAATCAGCTTCATTAACAGTCTTGTGCACAATATCTATAAGCTTGTAGACCATATCAAACGTTACAAACTGACTGTTTCCCACGTAGACTCCACAGTCGTTCAGGATGTCGGCGTTCGGGGCCTTGATGTGCTTGTACTTGGCCAAGAACGGCTGGCGCAAAAGGTTCCCACCCACGATGGGCCTGTGCTCGATGCCCGCCTCGTCAAACGCCTTTTTGAGACGGTGCATAAGCTCCGGATTCTTGCACACGAGAGGAAGACAGAAACTACTATTGGTCGACGTGTACTTTGGAACGTAAAAAAAGTCCTCGAAATCGGAAAGGGCGTTCACAAACGACTCAAAGTTTCTGCGTCGGATGGCAATGGAGTCGTCGAGACGCTTGAGCTGTGACAGGCCCAGCACCGCTCCGAGCTCCGTGTTTCGGAAGTTGTGTCCGTCGGTCAAGAAAAGGAAACGCTTATCAATGTCCGGATACTTCTCGGCGGCCGCCTTGAAATATCCGGGTGACATCTCCCGGGCCATCCCGTGACTGCGCTTCATCCGCATAAGCTCGTAGAGCTCTTCGTCATTTGTGCACACAAATCCTCCCTCAATGGTTGTCATGTGGTGTCCATAGTAAAAGCTAAAGGTGCTTCCAACGGACGAAGTCCCACCCCGTCGAACGTACATCGGGCTCTCGACCCCGTGAGACTCGCAGATGTCCTCGAGGAAGATGGCGTTCGGGTAACGCTCCTTGAGCGCCTCGACCGGTGCGTCGATACCGAGGAGGTGAGTCACAAACACGATAGCCACGTCATCCTTTGGAAGGTTCTCGAGGTCAAAGCTAAAGTGCTCGAGCGAAATGTCGCAAAACACGGGCTCGAGGCCGCACTGGAGGACCGGTGACACGTTGGTAACCCACGTGCACGCCGGCAAGAGCACCTTGGCCCCGTCCGGGATGTTGTACCGCTCCTTGACCGAGGCCATCAGGAGATAGTTGGCCGTGCTTCCCGAGGACACGTACAAGGAGTACTTGGACCCGATCCACTTGGACCAGGCATCCTCAAACTCGCGCACTTTCGGACCATTCGTAAAACGGTCGGAAAATACGATAAACTTGATGAGCTCGTACTTGTCGCGCCACGTGATGCTATTGTGCATCAGTGGCCAGTACATTTATACTTTAAAAATGTGACTTTTCTTTACTTGAGAGAAAGCATGTAAAGCGTCGACCGGATCAGAGCGACGATTTCCTGTTGAATATTCTGAAGGTACGGGTCACCTCGAGGGAGCTTGATGGTCCGGATCTTGGCAAGCAGATACTTGAAGTATAGCTTCGCCTTGCGCGGATCCTTGGCAACGCGCTTGTTGGTCGTAATCTTCCTGAGCCGACCGTACTTGCCCATATAGGCCTCGGCCCACGCATCCAGCAAAGGAACGATACCCTCGTAGTACGTCTGGAGCGCCTTGTGCTCGGCAAAGGACGGGGTCGTCAAGTGAAAGGCGTGGGCCTGCGTCCGTGAGTTCATAAGCAGTCCGACATAGCGGTTCGCCATCTTACGAGAGACTGATATTTTATCTCAGGTTCTAGTAGTATGGTTTTTTCAGAAACCGTTTTTCCACCTGGAAAGGTGCTGTACAAGGGTCTCAAGAACATATCGTGCCAAACGCTCCTGAAAGATACGCGCTTCTTTTACTTGACTGAGCACTTTGGGACTGCCCGGGACTATGGGAACACGTGCAAATATCGGACCAAAAAGACCATCCGGCTCTTCGACTTGTCCCATGCCAATATACAGAAGCTCTTGAAGAGCAAGTACCCTATTAGCGAGCAGACCCGACACATGCTCCGGGTCGCTCTCGGGACCGGAGTGACCATAGGCCAACAGGTCAAGGCGGCCAAGGCCATCTTCGGCAAGAATGCCGGGCGACTCCCAAAGCCGACCGATAAGCGCCGGGGTCAAAGACTGAGCTACACGGAACTGAACAAGCTCGTGTTTGGAAACTTGTCTCGCGAGTTTCTCGTCCCTGAAGGCTACGACGGGTACTACGCCGCCAAGAAGCGGACGGTGTTCCACGGTGGCTCATTTCATTCCGAAATTATGCTCAACAACGCGTACCAGTCCATCGAGCGCTTCACGGGTCGGGGTCCGGCAGTCCCCGTCGTGTCGACCCGTTCGTTTGCTTGGGCCTTGCCCAAGATGTTCATGGACTTTTGCAAAGGGACAACACGGCTTGTGCGCCCGTACGGCGGGGGTCTGACCCTGTTTTGCACGGGAGGTATGGCGGTCCGCTTGTACCTACAGACGCGCCGCCAGCAAATGACGGAGAAAATTCGAAAGACGAGCGACTTTGACTTTACCTTTGCCGTGCCACGGAAGCTCAAGAGCGACTCCCAGGTGGCTTCGTACGTGTTCACTATGCGCAAGATTATGACGACGCACTTGACGGCCTTTGTCCGGTACCTGAACAGGCAATACAAGGGGATCAACGCCCGGCTCCGCGTCTCGAGCTTCGTACGGTCTCCATATGACAACCCGCGTATGCAAGTCCCTGGGACCGGTCGGCGTGTCTATCAAGTCATCTCGTATCAGATTATCACCGGTAAGAACGAAGTGACGGACCTCGTGGACACTGCCCTGGCCGTGTACCCGGGAGCCTCCCGGGCCATGCTCCACCTCCCATTTTCATACAAAATTGGGATCCCGATCCAGAGGCTCAGGTACCAACTCAAGGATTCCATGGCACTCCTCTCGGGCTCTTTCGTTCATAAGGGTCTTATTTCCAAACGAAATCCAATCACTGGGGCTGTCAAGGAAAAGGGTCTGAAGAACGTGGCCCGGACCGCCAGTCTCTTGAAGATTATCGGTCAACGCAAAAAGTACTACAAGAACCTGGTCCGGCCCTCCTCGACCGTCATTCCTCTCCTCGAGTCCATTTCACGTATGAACTTGAAGCAGGCCCGCAAGAATGCACGCAAAGTCAATAGTGCTCTGAAAAAAATAAAGTAAAGTACTAGATGGAGCGGCTCGTCATCGGGACCGCCCTGGTGGTTCTATTCACGGCATTTCTGTGGTGGCTCCCAGACACTCGACCGGGTAGAGGATACGCGGATGAGGACAGTGCATGGGACCCTCCATTTTTGGTTGAAAATATACTGACCATGGACGAGTGTCGAGAGATTATCGCCAAGGCGGAGCCCCGGTTTGCTCGGAGCACGGTGGTCGCAGACGAGACGGTCCAAAACTCTCGGACAAGTGAGACGGCCTGGATATCCAAGGATGATCCGTTGGCACGGAAAGTGCTCCAAAAAGCGATGGAAATTACAGGCAAGCCCTTTGCCAACTGTGAAGACCTCCAGGTGGTCCGGTACAAGCCGGGCACGTACTACCGGGCCCATCACGACTCGTGTTGTGAAGACAATAAACACTGCAAAGACTTTGAGTCAAAGGGCGGTCAACGCGTCGGGACTCTATTATTGTACCTGAATTCTGACTTTACAGAAGGTCAGACGCACTTCCCGGACTTTAAGAATCTAAAAATAACGGCCAGACCTGGATCGGCGATATTTTTCAGACCCCTGGGCACGTGGGACAAACGGTGTCACCCCTTTGCGCTCCACGCCGGTCTCCCGATCGCCACGGGGACCAAATATGTGTGCAATATTTGGGTCCGTGAAAATGAGTTTGTGCGGTGAAAAATTCGTGAGGGAGAGACCACGGGTCTCGACCCGGGCACACGAAAAATTCGTGTGCTGTCCCCGTCAGGAACCCCGACCCTGAACCAATGAAACCAGGCACAAAGGTCCTCGACCAAACCCCTCTAAGCCTCAAAAAACCGTGTGCTACAGAGCCCAACGGCGCATCAACAGACAGTTAAGGCAGACACAACCAAGTACTCCAAGTACCAAATGGCCAACTTCACTGCTGCCATCAACGCCCTGGTTGCCGAGCGTGACCGTGTGTTCCTTGTGAGCGTCTCTGAGCAGTTCAACCTGCCGTTTGAGCAGCTCTCCAAGCTGTACCTGGAGACTGCCGAGCAAGCCATCAAGGTGCCTCGCAAGTACACCAAGAAGCCCAAGGCTGTGACCGTGGCGGTTGAGGGGGCGCCCGAGGCCCCTGCCAAGCCGGCCAAGGAGCCCAAGGCTAAGGCTGACAAGCAGAAGTGCACGGCTTGCACCTCCAAGAAGGAGCCGTGCAAGTTCAGTGCCCTGAAGGGTGAGGTGTTCTGCAAGCGCCACCTGCGGGCCTCGCAGGAGGAGGAGGGCACGGAGCCCAAGCCCAAGGCGGCCAAGGCTCCCAAGGCGGCCAAGCCGCAGCCGCTAGAGCCTGTGCACACGCACGAGCTGGGCACCGCCCCGAGTGAGCAGTGCGACTTGTGCGCCACAAATGGCAACCCTCTTGCCCACGACGAGGAGGACTTTGAGATTGTGATGGACGCCCCGGCCCCGGCTCAGACTGCGGCCGAGCGCCTGGCGGCCCTCCTGGCCGAGACTGACTCGGAGTCTGACTCGGACGACGAGCTCGATGCGGGCCTCGCGATGGATGAGGAGGCCTACGAGGACGAGTAAGCGGCTGCAAACTCAGAGCGCAAGTGAGCAAACCCAGTAGCGTGTAATCGAAACAACGTTATCAACCACAGAGTCACTAAAAGCGTCCACACGAATAGGTTCTCCTCCCCCTTTGTCTTGAACGAATACACGGGCCCAACGACTTGGCCAAAAAACGTCTCTCCATCATTCTCTTTTCCCCGGATCCATTTCTCCATCTCGGTCAGTGCACATACCGTCTGATTCGTGATCCAGTGGAGCATGATGAATGGCACGATGAGGAGGTGGAGCGTCGCGAGACTCTCCGTCCCAAAAAACGGGGTCCCTAGAATAAAGACCACAAGGGACCAATGAATAACCCGAATGATCTCGGCAATGATCATCCCCCTTGGTGTTCCCCTGGAAAAATTCGCGTCGTGTCTGCCTCAAGGCCCGACGACAGACGCCCAGACCAAGCAAAACAAATGGCCAAGCGTGTGTTCATCATCGAAAACCGGAGGAACGGCTCCAAGGCGGGATACTGGGCCCCGGATACGCGCATCCATATAGTACCGTCTGGAGCCCCTGGACGCGTCGGGGAGATTTGTGATGCCATGCGCAAGGGTCCGGACTGTATCACTCGTCCGCCGCCGACCAAGTGGTCCCCGCCCGTCGACTACGAGTTTGTGGCGCGCCATCTTCCCGAGGCGGAGCGCGCGACGTACTTGGCGCGGTGCGAGGCGTGGCACCGCGAGAACCCGCCCAAGGACCTGACGGACACCGTGGCATACGTCAAGCCCTGGGCGTGGCGCCACGTGGCTCCGCATATGCCCGATCCTGACGCGTACACGGAGAAATGGTCCGCGTGGTTCAAAGAACACAAGGTGCCCGTCCAAAAGGACATTGACCTCGAGCCCATTTTGGCGCTCTCCGCCAAGTACCCGACGTCCCGTCCGCCTCTTGGTGAAAAGCTACGCGCGATGCACAAGGCGGGGTACTCGGCAGAGCATCTCGAGCGCACACAGGCGTACTACGAGTGGTGTGAAGAGGTGGCGGGGGCCCATCAAAAGCTGTTCGATATCGCCTTTGCACAGTGGCCGAGCGCCAGCAAGTCTGCTCCCAAACCGAAAAAGGTTATAAAAGCGGTGAAGAAGCGTCCTGTTAAAAGTTTCATAACTGATATTAGCAATGAGCAACCGTAAGAGTTGGGCCGATATCGCCGACGAGGAAGATGCCAAAAAAGATGCGGAACCGTACGCCTTGTCCAAGCATGGTATCAAGGTGCGCGTCCCGGTCGCACCTCCCGCGTACGTCCCTCCCCGACTCAGAGATAAAAGTAAAACGTGTGAGAATACCAAGAAGGGATGACGTGCCCAATTTGTCTTGAAAAATATAGCAAGGTGACTCGGGCCGAGATCACGTGCCCCTTTTGCCCGTGGACGGCGTGCGCCTCGTGCGTCCAGCGCTACCTTCTCGAGACCACCCAGGATGCGCACTGTATGTCGTGCCGCAAGGGATGGTCCCGGGAAGTCCTCGTCGATAATTTCACATCGAAATTCGTTTCAAGAACATACAAGGAGAGGCGTGAGGACCTCCTTTTTGAACGCGAAAAGAGTTTGATGCCGGCAACTCAACCCTATGTCGAGTGTGAGATGCGGATCCGGGCCCTTGACCGCGAGATACACGCCATCAAAACCAAGTACGGAAACGCCTGTGAAAAATACAATATACTCGCGCGCAGGGACGTTGGTGACATCATGCAAGAGACTGGTGTGACATCGCAATTAGACGCGAGAATTGAGCGTGAGCGTCAAGCGGTCGAGCAGCGCAAGATTTGTGACGCCTTGGTGACCGATATCCGTCACTGTGAGTGGATACAGGACACCCTTCGTCAGCACATGCACGGCACGACCATCGAACGCGAGAAGCGCCAGTTTGTTCGAGCGTGCCCGTACCAAGACTGCCGGGGCTTTCTGAGCACCGTGTGGAAGTGTGGCGTCTGTTCCATGTGGACGTGTCCCGATTGCCACGAGGTCAAGGGTCCAGAAAAGGATGCAGAACATACGTGCAACCCCGATAACGTCGCCACGGCCCGTATGCTCGAGCGCGACTCGCGCAACTGTCCGACATGTGCTGCGCTCATTTTCAAGATTAGCGGGTGTGACCAGATGTTTTGCACGCAGTGCCACACCGCCTTCAGTTGGAGGACGGGAAAGGTGGAAAAGGGGGTCATTCACAACCCGCACTATTTTGAGACCCAGCGCCGTCTCGGGCTCGTTCCTCGGGCCCACGGTGACATTCCGTGCGGAGGCTTCCCCGACTGGCACGACGTGTCGAAAAAGATACCCTCGAACATCCAAGACATGCGCCCTATTATACGCAACGCATATCAGCTCTTTGGCCACGTGTACTTTCACAACATCCCGAGGTACCGAACGGTCGAGCGCGAGGAAAACCGAGACCTGCGTATCGCCTTGATGATGAAGGACATTTCCGAGGACGTTTTCAAAAAGAAAATTCAGCAACGCGAAAAGGCCCGCCAACGCAAGACGGACATTCGCCAAGTCCTCGAGATGTTCACGGCGGTCCTCAATGATCTGTTCCAGATGTTCGTGACGCCGGAAGGCAACGTGGCCACTCTGTTTCACTCACTCTGCGAGCTCCGGGTGCACACGGATGAGACGCTCCTGAAGATATCCAGACGATGGAACAACTGTGCAGTTCCTCGAATCAACGAAATTTATGTTTTGCGATAGTAATGAAGAGAGGCGTTGTCGTGGCGCTCCTTGTTCTGTTCACACTTTTCCTCCTTGTGTCTGTACAAAAGAGCGGGTACTCGTGTGCTTCGACGAAGGACCTTTTGTCTGTCCAGGCACAGGGTGCGCAGTGTTACAAGTGTAGTCATGAGTGGGAAGGGGGTGATTGCGTTCGCACATGGCCCGGGGGTGGGAAGACACAGGGTGCCGTCTCCGTGTACCAAGCCGGAACAACTATAGATAACGAAATGCCGGGGTGGTTGTGGTGGTGGGACTCGAAGAAACACAAGCCCGACCCCGCGTACCCGACCCTCTGGCGCACTGCGTGAAAAAAAACGCGTTTTGTCCGGGTCAAGAGACTCGAGAGACTTGAGAGAACCAAAAGATGGAGCTCGAGACGTGGTTCACAAAGCAATACGTCCGCGAGGTCAATAACCGCGTGACTTATCAGAAAAACAGAAACAATAGACTCGGTATGATTTGTGGCTGGCGTATCCAGCCTCATATCAGTGTCTGGAAGGCTCTCCCGGGTGAAGAGCCTCCCACGCACTGGGAACGGTCGCCGACGGAGGCGACGCTGTACAAGAACGCACGGGAAGCATGGCAGAGGTGTGACAAGACGGTGGCGCAGGAGCTGTACGACCTGTGGCATCACGCGTGTCAAGACCCGTACTATTGCCCGATGCACGGGTGCGGAAGTGACTAAAAATGTTACAGTGTAATAGGAAATGAACAACTTGGGTCTCGCTCAAACAGGTGGGACGTGTTGGTTTCACTCGGCCCTGAACCTGTTCCTGTTGACCGACGATGGGTTCAAGATCCTCTGGGCCAAGCTTCAGAACGTCTACAAGAATATGACACCGACACACAAGGCGTGGTTCGAGTCGAACATCAACGCGCCGTGTCCACCCCGTCTGAAGAGTCTCACGACCATCAACTCCGTATATTTCTGGAAGTTTCTGGACCAGTACATGTGTTCGATCGGGGGTCCAGGGAGGCTTTGGCGAAAGCACGAGCGAAACGCAAATCTCATTTCGCGCGTGAAATGGAACAATCCAGCGCTTGCAAACAAACCACTGAATGCAGGAGGCACACCCAGATACGAGATTCCGAAACTCCTTCGACACATCGGGTTCAAGCAGGGTGAGTACACAATGCTCGACTGGAAGGGCCTTGTGGCATACAGAGGGCCTCCATCAAACCGAAATTACAAGTTTTTCATGTATCGCAAAGTGTATCCGCACGATATGCCTCTTGAGAAGGGGCCATGGCGTCTTTCGGGGGGCGTGTTCGTGTTATGGGAGAAGAGCAGGGCGAGCGGACACGTCTGGACGTGTATACGCAAGGGTTCCAAAGGGTACATATTCGACTCGGCGAAACCGAGACAACTCCACTCGTGTAATTGGTGGATCGAATCGGAAGTCAGGGACTTTTTCGAGAATTCCAACCTGATAAAAAGCTGGGGACCCAACTGGCAAGGCGTGCGTGATGGGTTCTTTGATGTCCTCTTGTACTCTCGGGCGTCCTACGTGGACGCGATTGCCCCGAGTTGTCGCCGAGTCTATAGGTCCGTCAACAAAAACACGAAGAGTACTGTGAATAATCTCATCGCGGGCGATCCAAATGCGGGTCAACGCGTCGAGAACCTAGCCGGTCCCGTACCGCCCGCCGTCAAAGCCGCACTTCGCACACACGAAGGAAAGCGTGTAAACATCACCTCGGTGACGTTCAACTCCATTCTCCGAAACGCCGAGAACTATAACAACGCCATCCAGACTGTGAATAACCTGGAACAAGCTGGATACCGCATCCCCAACAAACGCGCCAAGAACGGCACGTGGGCTCGGTTTCTCACGGGCCTACGAAACAAGTTTGCCAGACCTCTTCCGGCAAACTACTATAGGTTTGCCCTGAATAAAAACACAAGAAACGCGGCCATGAAAAATATGGAAACATACGCTAATTTTGGTGGTTACATAATCAACAAGAACTCAAACAACTATAAGAATTTCATTCGTAAATTGAACGCCAAGTTCCCGACCCGCGTCCTTCGGTCAGCGAAGCGGAAGCGTGTGAACCGCCAAGTAAACGTGTCCTCCCAAAGGCAAAGAGGCACCAACTAAGACCTGACCAAGACCAAAATGTCGCCAAGTGCCGTCATTCTCCAACACATCTCCCGCGTCCAGGACAAGATGGACGTGGCCGAGACCCCCGAACGCTGGAACGCACTCCTCGAGAATGTCGTGCTTCTTCATGACATCCTCGATGTGGTTATAGAATTCGAGGAAAAGCTGATCGCGGACGTTGACGTGGACTAATAAAACGTGTCCTGTCCCCACCAAGCCCTAGAGACCCGTCTTACAGAACCAGACCAAAGACAAACACCATGTCCGTCCTCTCCATCCTCAACCGTCTCGAGGCGACCACCAGCCGTCTCGAGAAGGAGGCAATTTTGAAACAAAATTCAGGGAACCCTGACCTTTTGCGGGCATTCCAGTTGGCCCTTGACCCCATGGTCAACTTTTACATCAAAAAAGTGCCTACACCTGACCCCCCGCCGCCGGGCAACACTGGGTACCGCACGAACCTCCAAGTGGCGTTCGCGTCCATGGTCGAGTCGCTCGCCAGTCGCAAGGTTCGCGGTCACGAGGCGACGGCGTGGTTGGCGCGTCTGCTCGCGACGCTCACCCCTGATGACCAAGAGGTGGTTCGCCGAGTCATCGGACGGAACCTCAAGTGCGGCGTGAGCGATGCGACGGCCGAAAAGATCTGGCCCGAAGACCTCAAGCTCAGCTACCCGTGTATGCTGGTCAGCCCCCTCAATGACAAAACGAAAATAAAGTTCCCGTGTATCGCCCAGACCAAGATGGACGGCATGCGCTTCAACGCCCACGTGCGTGACGGTCAAGTCGCCTTCACGAGCCGCGCAGGCAAGGCACTGGACTTCGAGGGTCTCCCGATCGAGGCGGACTTCCAGAAACTGCCCAACGGCGTGTATGACGGTGAGCTGCTTGTTGCCGTCAACGACCGCAAGACGGGCAACGGGATCCTGACCAAGTTCCAGAAGGGGACCGGAAAGGCTGATGAGGGGCGGCACATCCACGCCAAGGTCTGGGACTTCATTCCACTCGAATACTTCCGCGAGGGCAAGTACGGCAAGGGATACGTGGAGCGGTTCAAACACCTGTCTGGCATCCTGAAGAGCGAACGGCCACGGACAATCACGCTTGTCCAGACCTGGCTCGACGTGAAAAGCATGGAGGAGGCTCAGGAGATTTACCGTCACCATATGGTCATGGACGAGGAAGGCATCATCCTCAAGGACCCCATGGGCCCGTGGGAGGACAAGCGGGTCAAGCACCAGGTCAAGATGAAGGCCGAGCTCGAGGCGGACTTGCGTGTCACTGGGTTCCTCCCCGGGTCTGGCAAATTTGAGGGCAAAATAGGGTCACTCCTGGTCGAGTCGGCTGACGGCAAGGTGGCATCAGCAGTCGGTACAGGCTTGAGTGACGAGGAGCGGTCACTAGACCCAACCGAATTTGTGGGCAAAATTGCGGCCATCAAGTACAACGCCATCATCACGGACAAGAAGACCGGAGCCAAGTCCCTGTTTCTACCAGTCTTCATCGAGGTTCGGGAAGATAAGACGGTGGCTGATACCCTTACCTAATTTTCAAAACAAAATTGCATGACCCTT